TGACCCATAAAATTCGCGCTGCTTGCAATTGAGATGAAAAAACTCCAATAAATTTCTTGAGTGGGTTGAATACGAGGATTCTTCGAGCTTCTTTAGTCTGTCCGGGTGCCATTATCTCCATTTAAGAAGACCTCTGGCGTTAACCGGTCCTTGGCAGTTCTAAACAGATATGCGTCAGACACGCAAAAACCACGAGTGAATAATTCATCAATGCGGTCGTTGAGGTGCGCCAAGAAGTCTGGGTTAGTATAGGAGATAAACAAGTAGATAAAACTACAATCAATTAGGAGATGGCTTTCAAGGTTTTGGATGGCAACCTTGCCTTTATCCAATTCATACGCTGTGATGAGTGCGTTAATTGGATGGAAATAGTTTTTCAGGAAGTCCTCTGCGGAGTATGCTGAAAGACCGGTATTATTGAGATATGCGGTGGCATCAAAGTATTTAATGCCAGTTTCAGATGATTCCCCTATGAGCAGTTGGGGAAATTCCGGAAATGCTTGCTCAGTGCATAGAATGTTTTCAATACGCTTCCCGGAAGTAGCGTTTTGCATTAGGCAATTGCAGACTTGGACTGGAATTCGTCAGTAGGCCAAAGGACAGATTCGGCTTTATCGAATTTGATGTCTCGGATAACGAAATCAGACATGCTGAGGTGCTTGCGAATGCGCTCGGCAGCGTCGGTGTTGGAACTTGCTGGTGTGTAGATGGTCTCATAAGTGCGTTTTTCTTTTGCACTTTTTTCATCAATGGTGATGATCATTACCTTAACGGCATAGATGCCGATGTTTTCGTCGGCTTCAGGGTCAAGGAAATTGTAAACCATGCCTCCGACGAGCTCGTTAACATGCTGTAGATTGTCGTTGAACAGCATTTCAGAGATTTTTGTCTTGATGATTTCAATCAAAACCTCACTGTGTCGAGTACGCTGTTGGTCTTCGATAATCGCATACGCGATTTTTTCTGCCTCTGTGTAGCTGGATGCGTACACTAAGTCTTCGGTCTTAACTTTGGCCAGAGAGCCGTCTTCTTGCTCCGCTGTCCAAGCCATTTTGATACGATAGTAATCAAAACCTGTTTTCATTGCGGTGTGATTTTTAGTTGAACAATTAAGTTATCGAGAGCAAAGTTAATATCTATTTTTGACACAGCAAAGCAAAATTATACATTTAACATTTGATAAGTACATAATATATTAGATTATTGCACATTATAATAACAATCGAAAATTAAGAGTTTAACACTTAACAACAGTTGTCGATTGACGAATTGGCTTTTGAAAAACTGAATTTGTTCCTTCAGGCTATTCTTCTGAAAACGAAGATTAATGGCTACGAATACCAGTAACGATAAATTCAATGTTGATTTGCTGGAAAGTATTTTCCGCACAAGCAAAAAAACAATACAAGAATATATTAGGGAAATTGAGCGATATTGTCGATTCAAATCTGTCCAAAACCAAGTTGTTAATGGGACAGTGCTTGATGACCGCAGTAAGCTGATTGACCTTTATGAAGCGTGTGTTCAACAGGACGCACATCTGTCTGGTGTGCTTGAAACTCTCGAATCTCAGATTGTTGGTGAACGATATATGTTAGCAAAGCAAAATGAGAAAGGTCGCTATGAAAAAGATATAGAAGAAACTAAAAAAATTCAAGGCACTCAGTTTACCAAAATCATACGAGGTATCGTAGAGGCAAAACTTTACGGTTATACTGGCATTGAAATTTGTCCTGAGATTAATGAGCGGACCGAGCGTTTGAATGAGGTCAATATAATTGAGCGAAGGAATATTTTGCCCGACCAAAAGCGCATTGTTCGCAGACAGGGTATATGGCTACCGGGTTGGGATTTTGAAGACAAGAAATATGAAAAGCTGTATGTGTTGATTAATTCTGGTACACTTGGACTTTTTTCTTCTACTACACCATTGATTTTGGCCAAGAAGTTCACATTTGCCAACTATGTTAATTTCTCCCATACTTACGGTCAACCTATAATTCATGGGAAAACTGAAGGAGAAAGTATTCAAGATAGACACAGGATGGCAGATGAAATATCCAGTGCTGCTCAGAATAAGGTTATTGTTACTGGCTTGAATGATGAGGTGGACATCAAGACTTTTTCAATGTCCAACTCAGAGCATATATTCACCGGTCTTATTGAGCACGTTAATGCTGAAGTCTCGAATTTGATTCTTGGATCTGAGTCAATGGCTGGTGCCACTCAATCCTATGTTGGCGCAACACGAGCGCACCAAGACATATTTCGTGACCGCATTGCTGTATATCGTGAATACATTGAAAATATTATGAATGAGGAAATTATTCCTCGTTTGGTCGCTATCGGCTATATTAAGCCGGGATTGGAATTCAAATATTCAAATCGTCTGGAGATGTCCAACAAAGAGCAAATTGAGCTATTTTCCGCTCTATCTGATCGTTTTGAAGTACCATCGGAGGAAGTGGAAAAAACTTTTGGTGTAGCCGTTGGTAAGCAAATCAATCTTCAAACTGGAGGCGGTGGCGGCGTGTCTGTTGGAGAGGACGGAGTTACAGGCCCTCGCCGCATGTCTGACGAAGAATATTATCGTCGTTACGGTCACAGCCGTGGTGTGACAAATTTTTTGAGGGAGAGAAAGTAAAGGGCACCGCTTTACTCTCCGAGGTACAAGCACAAAGGTTGCCCGAAGAAAATAAAGAACGTGATGAAAAAGAATATGCTGCGCTATTGGTTATATTCGAGCATCTTATGGAGTCTGATTCAGATGAAGATGGTCGCCTTGAAATTCTCGAAGAACTTATGGCTTTGCGAGCAGAACACCTTATTGGCCATGCTTGCAATGGGTTTAATTTGACAATTGAAGAAGCACTACAAGTGCTGAAAAATACAGAAGGTTTGTCTGAATTGGAATCTGCCAGACGAGATTGCTTGGTAGCTGCTGTCGAAAATTTAATAGATTTTGCGGTTGCGGAAGAATATCAAATGCTGTCCGAAATTGATGAGTTGGATGAATCTGACGAAGATGATGTGGACGAAGATGATATTCTCGCAATTTTTGCAAGATATAATAAACAGTATGCTCGTGTGGAGAATTCAGACGTGGAGTATGCGATGATTATAGCTGCTGGTCTTGCTGCGTTGAAGCCGACAACAATATTGACTTATATGACACAAGGCGATGAGCGAGTAAGACCTTGGCATTTGCAATATGAAGGCTTTTCTGCGCCAAAAGTGAGTTTTCCGGCTTGGCTTATCCCTCCTATTGAACATCAATGTCGTTGCTATTTGATTGAAGACACTATTGAAAACAGTGTTAGAGCAGCCTCGCAAAAACTTGAAATGCCAGATTGGTTTAATCCCACATTTAAAGAAAGCGTAGCTTTGGGCGGTAGAATATTCTCAGATGAACACCCATATTTCCAAGTTGATATAGAGCATAATGCCAATCTTCAGTTAATCGCTCAACGTATCAAGAATAAATATTTGAATGCCAGTAATTAAGATTACACCACAGCAGATGGCTGCTCAATGGGCTGGGGCCGCTCACAAATTTCAAATTGGGGTTCATAATTTTGAAGTGAAAGCTGGTCATGCTGCGGTGCAGGTATTCCAAGATTCATTCCTCAAAAAAAGAATGAATACTGCTGGTAGCCGACCTTGGGCACCGTGGCAAGGAAATTATCGTGGTGGGGCGGGATTATTGCAAGAGTTTGGAACACTCAGAGATTCTATAAAAGTTGCAGCTCATGTAAAACATCGAATAACGATTTTTACAGACCCAAAGGAATTTAATAATTCGGTACAACGTCATAAGGGGTTCTGTTATGCTGGGGTTCACAACAACCTGAATTCATTGGTCAACAAACCAAAGAAAGGACCTAAAAAAGAACGCCAATTCATCGGACACTCAACTGTGTTGAAAGCTGAACTTGAAAAGCTATCTGTTCTCATATTTGAAGGATTACCTAAATGATTGTAGATAAAAATAAGCCTCAAAAGAAAGAAAGTAATCAGCAAAAGGTTGAGGCCATTGAGCTGCCAAAGACTCAAGAACAAGAATTGTATGAGGCAAATCCATTGTCTGAAATATATAGAGCTGTAGAAAGCATTGTGCGAGAGTTGCGGGTTGACCCAAATAATCCGGAGAGTCCACCGTTATTTCGGACCGTTAAGCTGAACTCAGGGCAACTGACTCGTATTAAAAACGATAAACATAATCTTGAATATGGTTTGGCTTTCCCTGCTGTATTTATCCACCTCATCAATATTAGATGGTTGGTGCAGACCTCCAGAATTGGCGAAGGACGAGCAGATTTGCGTATTTGCTTTGTTTTGAATCGTTTGAATAATGGGGATGATGAATATCAGACTGAAGGCTATGATGTTTTTCAACGTGTGCATAATGCAATTGAAGCCAATAAGTCCAAGTTTGCGCCTTTGACTGAAAGGTGTCAATTGACGTATTTTGATCAAGTCGAGAATTTTGACGATGGGCTACAGCAATATTGGATAACATACGAGGTATGGTTTAGAAATTATACGTCTTATCGTTATCGTAATTATGTGGAGCGCAGCATTGTAATCCCTCCCTTTACAAATCATTCTGACCAGTTGCCGGAAAACAATCAAGATCACCACGACGACCATGATGATCCAAAATTTGAAGATGTTGCAGGCTTTCAGGAATAGCCTGCAACAACCTTTCGTTTTTGGACTTGCTATTCTTCAGAAAATAGATAATGGACGAAAACGAATACAAATACATTGTGGGGGAGGCTTCTGAGAATAAGCCTGCTGTCATTCGTTTCTACGGCCCAGTAACGCCAGACACCACTACTCGCTTTAATGATGAGTTTCTATGGCTTCAGAATTATGTAAAGCCATCTAAAATTTTGGTGTTAATCAATTCTGAAGGTGGCTCAGTTGTGTCAGGCATGAGTACCTTTTCAGTCATCCAGTCTTGTCCTATTGAAACACATTGTGTGATTGAGGGCATTGCTGCGTCGATGGGAAGTGTTATTTGGGCTGCTGGTTCAAAGCTCTTTATGCACGATTATTCAATTCTTATGATTCACAATCCATTTGTCAATGCAATTGACTCTCAGGATGAATCTACTAAGAATATGCTGAAGGCTTTTAGAAGTCAGCTGGAAACTATTTATCAGAAACGTTTTGGGTTGAAAAAGTCTGAGGTTCGAGCTATCATGGATGGTGAGGGAAATGCAGATGGTACATATTTGACAGCAAAAGAAGCTGTGAAAGCCGGGATTTTGCCAAAAGCCAATGTCATCAGTACCTCCGAGCAAGTTCGTGCCGACATACAGAGTAAAATTGAAGGATTAGGCAGTGCGTCCTCTATCCGTGACATCATGGCCGCGATGGTCAGCGATGAAGCGGAGAACAAACTTATCGAGAAAGCACTCGCTATTCTTGAACAAAATAAGCAAACTAATCAAACACAACAAGTAATGAACGAAAAAGAACTGGCTTTTGACACTGTATGTGCGCAGCTTGGTTTGGCTAAGGACACTCCGGTAGCTTCCGTGACCCCTCGCATTACTGAGTTGACAAAGGCCGAGAGTGACCTTAATACTGTCAAGGCTGAGTTGGCTACTGCCAAAACAAGTCTAACAGATACCAAAGCAGAGCTCGACCAGTTGAAGATTCAGTTTAAGGGAAAGGAAGCGGAGGCGAAGAATCTTGCCGATGAGCTTGCTGAAGCCAAGAACAAATTGAAAACGTATCAAGATGCAGAAGCAGCTGCGAAAGCCGCTCACATCGAAGAACTCGTTCAGGCCGCTGTGACAGCTGGCAAAATTCAAGTCGAGGATAAAGCTGAATGGATCAGTATGGCAGAAGCCAATCTGCCACTTGTAGAGAAGACTCTTGCTGGCCTCGCACCTCGTGATAAAGTGACTGAGGAAATTGCAAAAGATCCTGAAAATGTGGAAGCTGCTGCAAAATCCATGAAATCTACCGAAGAAGCTCTTGCTGAGAAAGTAAAGGCTGTAGTAGGCGACATCGAATTTAAAACTTTTAGCTAATCCATAAGACACAATAATGGCAGGCAATATTAATTACGCCGGTAATACCTACTCCGGCGAAGTGCTGGAAGACCTTTTGGTCTATACCGCACAAGGTAATGATACATTTGCCGAGGGGTTGATTCACATCAAATCCGGTGTTCAGAAGCGTTATGTGCTTCCTCACATCGAACTTGGTGAAATTATTCAGGATAACAAGCCTACTCCAACTTCTGCTGAGGGTGGCGCAACTGAAGACGGTTTTAACCAGTACACTTTCTCGGAACGTTATCTTGATCCACAGGATTTCATGGTTTATCTTGAATTCAATCCTCGTGACTTGGAAGAATACGGGAAGCCATTCCAGCCCGATGGCCAGCTCTTGTTCCGCGACCTTGACCCAAAGGTACAGTCGAAGATGCTACATCTTCTTATTGACAAGAAAGATCAGTACATCGGTGATTCTATCTGGTGTGCCCGCAAGGGTGGCGTAGATGCCAAGATTACATGTCCTGATGGCGCAACCGTTCTTGGTGGCAAGTCTGCTGCTGGTAGCATGAAGTATTTTGATGGTGCAATCGCTCGCATCCTCGATAACTTGACTACTACCGACAAAAATGAACTTGCTGGTGGACAGGCAATTCTTGCCGGTGACACTGAGCTTACTACTGGTGAGCAAGTGGAAACCGCTCTATACACAATGTGGCGAGCATGTCCAAAGAAATTGCGTAAGCACTCGAACCTGAAGTTCGTTATGGGCTGGGATCTTTGGGACCTCTATGACGAGTATCTGACCAGAAAAGAAGTGAAGTATGTTGAGAACGCTGACATTAACAAGCGTCGCTTCAAAGGCAAGTCTATCGTAGTCATTAACGGTGTTCCTGAACACACCATCGTTCTTGGTAAGTTCAACTCTGGTATGGACTCAAACCTTTGGATGGGTGTTGACTATGCTACTGACCAAGAATCTGTTAAGGTTGAACGCCTTCAGGCGAACTCTGAGCTCTACTTCTTCCAGATGCGTATGAAGATGGATGTTAATATCGTGCTCCCTGCCGAAATTATCATCTGGACCGCATACAAGAAAACTGCGTAACGTACCGGAGCGCGGAATTTTACCCGACAAGTAAAAACAGTGATGGGGAGTGGAGAAAGAAACTCCGCTCCCCATTTCTAATTCTAACACATTATGGCTAAGATTAAAGATACAGAAGAAATTGAAAAGTCAGTAGTTACAGACGACGTAGAAGTCGCAATTCCTGTAGAAGTCGTTGAGGAAAATCAGCCGACTGTAGCAGAAGAACATAAGGCTGAGAAGCCTAAGAAAACTGGCAAGGGTAAGGCCAAAGATGAGCCTGTTATTGAGATGTCCGAAAGGGTAAAAGACATTCTAAAAGTCTTCTCGAACCAACCAGAATTGCTCATTGCTCCAGATGGAAGGGTGTTCTCTCCCGGATGCAAACTTGCTGTCGCAAAGGCCGCTATTCTTTACAAAAATCCTTATTATAACTCTTAACACTGAAAAACAATGGCTTTAGGTGGCGTATTTATGACCGATACCGATGGTAATATTGGCGTTGAACACTCAAGTATTACCGATAAGGTCTGCGGTTTGCTTTTTGACATTTCGGCACAAACCGATTTCTGGACAAAAGGCCCAGCTGCTGAAATGGCAGAACAATTGAAAGACGCTGTGGTTGAGCTCAACAGCTTAGATGATGTTGCAGCTCTGGGCATTAAAGCCTACACTGGCGAAACCGAAGACGGTATTAGCAAAGATTTTCTCTTTGGCATTCCATACTATCATATCGAACATTTCTTTAAATTGAATGGCGGCACTGGTCGTTTGTTTATCGCTTTTGCAGATTGCTCTACCAACTGGAATGCGCTTCTTGAAATGCAGCAAGCATCTGGTGGCATTATCAACCAGTTTGGTGTGTGGACTGAGCAGTCATTGTGGCGTGAAGTCGATGCTGATGCAGAGAAGTATGCAATTGAGATTGTTGATGACATTCAGCTTATTGCAAATTCTATGGCCAATGAATACAATGCGCAGGCAGTCTTTGTATTGAATGCTAATCCTGCAAAAGTAAAGACTGCAACTGGCACACAGACTACAGTTGTGTTCAGTAAGATACCATCTTGTATTATTGATTGCCGTTATATGGCTGTTGCGCTTAGTCAGGCTGTTGATACGCAAGTTCGTGCGATGCAGATTGCTCTTGACAGTAAGACTCCTGTTGGTAATATTGGTGCTGCACTTGGCCTTTTGGCGCGTGATAATGTGGCTGACAATATCGGCTGTGTAATGAATTGCAATCTGGGCAATTACTTCCCAGACATTGAGCTTGGCTTTGGCGATTGCACAGTTACAGGAGATGCACTTACCAATTCGATGCGTTATTCTGCTCTTTCTCAGAAGCAGTTGAATAACCTTGATGATTTAGGTTACATCTTTTTAATGAAATATGCCGGTCGAGAGGGGCAAGTATTTTTCAATGGCGACTCAACTTGTTCTGATGGAGATTATCGCACTATTGCTCGTAATCGTGTAATCAACAAATCTCGTCGTAATGTTCGTCAGGCTCTTTTGCCCTACGTTAACTACAAGATTAAAGTAGATCCGGCCACTGGTCAACTCTCTGCGGCACATATCGCATTGTTCCGTAATCTCGTAAATGATGTTCTGCAAGCAATGGCAGACAATGAAGAAATCAGCGGCATTGGTACCATCAGTATTCCTGCCGCTCAGAATATCTTGAAAAACGATAAGCTCAAGCTCAAATATTCCATTATTCCGATGGGTTACTCGAAAATTATCGAAGTGGAAGAAGGGTTTGCGCTTTCTCAACAATCCTAATAAATGGCAACGATTGTAAATAATGTAGCCTATTCGTGGGCGATGATTGAGCTGACTGCTCCTGCACTTACTGGGTCTGCCAATGCTAATTCTATCACACTTCAAGGTGTGACAGGTATTAAATGGAATCGTAAGTGGAATGTGCAGACCAACTATGGTCTTGGTGGTAAGCCTGTGAACCGAGGTTTTGGCAATTGGGAGTACACCGCTTCCATTACAATGGACTACAACACACAGGTACAAATTCGTAGCCTACGCGGCTCGCTTACCGCACTTGGGGAATTTGATTTGGTAATCTCTTTTGCTAATGAGTTTGAAAC